GTGTATCGTAAGTATGTATTTCCTCTTGGTAGTATGTTGGTGTAGAATTGATAAACTGATTTTGGTTTCAATTCCCAATATTGTTGTATTTCATTTACAACTTCTATCCACTCGGCTTTCATTGATAAAAATCTATGCACCATATAATTGGACCAAGTTTTCTTGTCCGCATCTGTAATGTTGTCCCAATACAATTGGTTCTGAACATTAGTAATTTGTTTTATGTGGTCAAATAGTGATTTTGTTTTCATAGTGAATAACCTTTTAGATATAAATAAATAGTAAACTCCTTTTGTAAAATGTATTTTTTTTAATAAGTTCTTGTTAAACTTGTTCTTGGTAAAGATATATTGTATTTGTCGTAATTCAAACTATCTAAATATAAATGATGATTTCTTTCATCTTTGCCACACTCAGTTATATCTAATGATAGTTGAAAATTCTCTTTTATATTAATGTTCTTATCATCTAACGAGTTATCATCTTTGTGAACCTTAACTTCATAATCTACATCAAGATTTAATTTATTACCTTTTGTCTGTAAATCTATATTACATAAAAAATGTGAGTCTTTTAAATCATAAGTTTTAAAGTAATCATTTATACTGATTGATATGTCTGATTTTCTTGACACATTTGCTATTAGCCAAGAAAAAGTTTTTATATTTAGTTCTATTTCATTTTTTATTATTTGTTTAGTATTATCTGAAAAAGACTCATTCAAAAAGTTTGTATCAAAAAAGTTTGACTTCTTATATTTTTTGAAATCAATATCACATTTTTTTATATCTAATGCATTTCTTAATATTCTACTTTGCAATCTGATGTTAGAGCTTTTCAATAATACCTCAGTCAAATATGACCTCAAATGTCTAACTAATAAAAAGTTTTTTGAGTCTTTACTAACCCAACTATTAAAAAGTTTTTTGTCATTAGATACATCAAACTTTTCTTTGTAGATATCCAATGGTGTGTTATCAATTATATCAGTAGATTGCATTAAAAATATACCACCATTTCTACCAAAGTATTTTTTGTTATCGTATAAAAACTTTAAGCCTGTCATAAAATCAATATGATTTTCTTTTGGAAATCCTGGTATCCAATTTGCATTAAAGTGGACATTGTTTTTGTATGCTGATTTTAAGAACATACTGATTGTTTCTGTTTTTTGTCTTTTTTCCATTAGGTTTAAAATCTTTGGAACACCATTTTCCATACCGACGTTCATATAATCTAGTCCACTCTTGACCGCCTTTTTTAATAAATTATTATTTAGTTTCTTATGTATTCTAAAATATCCACCCCACTTTAATTTATCTATTTTTTCTTTCGATAACATATTTACAAAGTCCTCAAACCTTGACATAGAACCATTTATCAATGAATCAGTAAACCAAAAGTTTTTAATCTGTGTATCTTTAATTAAACTTTTGATGTCGTTTAATAACTTGTCATTATTTTTAAATCTATATAATCTGGTTTCACTACAAAACGTGCATTTGAAAGTGCAACCTCTTGAACTTTGTATTGGTAGTGTCGTGTCTTGGTTTAAATTATCATAATGATGTATAACTTCATTGTCCCAACTTGGTCTTTCTAATGTGTTTAGTATTATGGGTCTTGTATCTCCGTTAAATACTGGCTCTCTACCACTACGACCCTTTGGTAAAGCTGTTGGAAAACTTGGTGTCATTTTGTTCCAACGATAAATACCTTTTATGTTTTCATAGTTTTTATTTTTTTCATACGAATTGACTAAGTCTGCGATTATTGTTTCACCCTCATTAGAACCACACGCAACATCAACAAACTCTCTATACTTTCCGTCCTCAACTAATCCACCACAATCAGAATACCAAGAATGCGGACCACCGTACCAAATTTGTATTTTTCTATTCTTTTCCTTTAAGTATCTGGCAATATAATCAGTCGCCATAATGTTTGAAGTGTATGTGGTAAAACAAACAACATCATATTTTGATAGTTCCTCTATTTTTTCGTTCCAAAAGTCTTTGAATATAGGTAAAACTTCATTGATAAAAGTTCTTTTTGAATTCCAAGGTTTATCATTACCCCAATCATAAAACAAATCTTTATTAATTTTTCTCACATATAGAGAACTTTGAACATTTAAGTCAAATTGTTTTACAACGACATTGTTATTTTTGATGTGTGATTTTAAACTACCTATGGCGAACGAAGGTGTTTCAATAGACCATTGTGGACAAATACATAGTGCTAACTTCATACGAAACAATCACCAAGCATCCAAGTTATCAACGAGTATCTTCTACCTTTTGTAACTGGTGTGACTCTATGTGATAAAAAAGATGGAAAGATTGTAATACTACCTCTCGTTCTTGGTGCCGTGTAATTGTTTTTACCTGATTTATCTGTGATTCCAAATTCTAAATTACCACCCTCATATTTTGTTTCGTCTGACAATTGAACAATTGCGGTTAGTTTTCTCAATGAAGTTTCTTTTGCTCCACAATCAGTATGCCATTTGTATTTACCACCATTTTCATATCTTAGTATCTTTACTTTTTCTAATTCTTTTACGTTAAACTTCCAAATAGATTGATTAGATAATTCAAACACCATTTTTAGTTTGTTGTTTAGTTGTTCATTATTAATACTAACTTCTTTGTTATCACGAACCTCTTTGTTCATAATGTTTTCATCATAATTACCTGCGAGTTCTGAGTCAGTCGCTTCGCCTGTTTCTAAGTATCTCATTAACTTCTGGCATTGACTCAATGATAAAAAGTTTTCTCTATGAACTACAAATTTAAATGTGTCGTTTTGTATCATACGAACGTATCTCCTACTCCCCAACAAACACAAGAGTATCTATTTCCTTTGGTTATTGGTGAAACTCCGTGCCCTGCAAACGAAGGGTGTATTATTAGTTTACCTACCTCTTTCTCTATTTTTGTTCCGTCAAATATTGAAAACTCTCCACCCTCATAGTCTGTATTTAAAAGAACAATACAAGTTAATTTTACTGAACTAAATTGTTGTATCGGGTGAAAATCTGAGTGTGGGTTATACCAATCTCCCACGTCGTATCTGTGTGCTTGTAATCTGTTTTTATATATTCCTTTGATATTATATTTGTATGTGGTCGCATCTGCTATTTTGATGGCGGTCCAAAACATATCTAAATATTTTTGATTATGAGCCTCACTAATGTTTAACATACAAACACTTTCGTCCATAACCTCCGATTTACCACCTGTGTAGTGTCCTTTTTTTCTCGTAGATTGTTTATTGATATAGTCTATCATATAATCACAATCCTCTTGTGAGAAAAAGTTCTTTCTTTCAACTACCCATTTGAAGTTTTGGTTTAACTTCAAACTATCCATATCAATTGGTTTATACATTTTACTCCTATCTGAAATGGTCTCCGACAAATAATTCTTGAATTACATATCGTTTACCTTTTGTTACTGGTGTTACATTATGGCATAGAAATGCCGGAAATAATGTTAATGAACCTTTTAGTTTGTTCATTGTATACCACTCTTTTGTATCTTTATCTTGGATACCAAATTGAACATCTCCACCCTCATATTCACTCGGGTCTGTGAGTTGAACAATTCCTACAATCTTTCTGTTGGAACAACTACCTGCGTTAAAGTCTGTGTGCCAACCATAAAAACCACCTTTTGTGTATTCTATTAATTTTAATTCATCATCACAACCGTCAACATCAAAGTGAAAAACACTATCATTGACTATGTTTACCATTTGAAACATTTTGTCTTGCAACCATTTCCAATCTTTATTGGTTTTGTCTGGTCTGAATTCGTTGTGTGGTTGGTCAAATAAATACCACTCATTAGTTTTTCTAATTTCTGGTATGACTGCATTTTTTCCTTGTTCATCTCCAACACAACCAATCACATCTTGTTCTGATTCCATAATGTCTTTTAATAATTCATCACATTTTTCTGGTGATAAAAAGTTTGGAATTTGAACTGAATATAAAAAGTCGTTATTCTGTTTCTGACTCATCTGATACTAAAACCCTATTCGCAAAGTAATTCTTGCCGTTATTTGTTCTGTTAATGTTGTATGTTTCTACAAGTCCGTCAATTTTTTCAACATTAACTACTTTAATTTTGTTTAACTCATCATTTAAAACTTCATCACCGACCTCTAATGTTCTATAATTTTCATCAACATAAAACGGGTGGTCATCTGTGGCCATAATTTCTGTATTATCATCAAACTTATATTTTACTAAATTATCGTGTAGAATTTTTACAACCTCTAAAACTATTGAGTCTTGTAATTTACCACTTTCTACATCATAGGTTTTTATTTTTGAACCTAATTCAATGTGTTTAATTTTGTGATAAGTTCCGTCTGATAATGTAATCATTGTATCACCTGTAAAACATTTACCAGGTGGAATATTATGAACCAATATGTCTGATGTAAAGTATGTATCAATATCCTCTACATCTAATGAGTAAAATGTTTCTTCTTGTGCTACTTCTGTTTTTGATGTAATCTCAACTTCGTTTCCGTCTTTGTCAAAAAGATAATCTCCAACTGAAATATCCGTAGGTTTTACCCAACTCCAAGTACCTAATTGTTTTACAAAATATCTCGCACCTTTCATCATAGCTTGTTTCATCACCGGAACTTTTATACTACCATTAAGCAAGTAGTATCCGTAATAGTCCTCTTGATAAGTTCTTACAACAACTGAACCT